CAGTGGAACGCACAGTACCAACAGCAACCAACTGCTGAAGAAGCTGCTATAGTTAAACGTGAGTGGTGGAACGAGTGGGAGAAGGACGATCCTCCTTCTTGTGAGTATGTAATAATGTCCTTGGACTCCGCAGCAGAAAAGCACAACCGCGCTGACTATACAGCACTGACTACATGGGGTGTGTTTCTTAATGAGGAGACTTCAGCGTATAATATTATTTTACTTAATAGTATTAAGGAGAGATTAGAGTTTCCAGAGCTTAAAGAGCTAGCTATGGAGCAGTACACAGATTGGGAACCAGACGCGTTTATTGTGGAGAAGAAGAGTTCCGGTGTTGCATTATACCAAGAAATGCGACGAATGGGCCTACTTGTACAAGAATATACCCCTCATAGAGGTTCTGGTGATAAACTAGCGCGATTAAACTCTGTATCTGATATTGTAGCATCTGGATTGTGTTGGGTTCCACAAACTCGTTGGGCAGAGGAAGTCGTTGAAGAGATCGCTGGCTTCCCGTTTATGAGTAACGATGACTTGGTGGATTCTACGGTTATGGCACTTATGCGGTTCCGACAAGGTGGCTTTATACGCCTACCTTCCGATGAGCCAGAAGAGATTAAATACTTTAAACAACGCGGTAGCGGGTTTTATTAAGAGGTTAGATCATGGCAATTGAGAAAGGTATATACGCTGCCCCCAAGGGTATAGAAGAAGACATAGAAGAAGGTATGGAAGGTGAGTTAGTCGAGCAAGAGTTGCAAATCGACATCGTTGACCCTGAAATGGTAACTTTGTCTGATGGTAGCGTGGAGATAACGATCATACCTGACGCTCTTGGAGCTGATTTAATGGAGTTTGACGCTAATTTAGTAGAAGTATTAGATGAATCACTCATAAACGAGTTAGCAGGTGATCTGTTAGAGATGGTGGATTCTGACGTAGATAGCCGAAAAGAGTGGGCTGACACGTACGTTAAGGGTCTAGATATCCTAGGATTCAAGTACGAAGAGCGTACTACTCCTTGGGAAGGCGCTTGTGGCGTTAATTCTACAGTGCTAGCAGAAGCAGCTATTCGTTTCCAAGCGGAGACCATGAGTGAGACGTTCCCCGCAGCAGGGCCAGTTAAGGTCAAGATATTAGGTCAAGAGACCAAAGAGAAAGAAGAAGCGGCTGAACGCGTAAGAGCCGACATGAACTACGAACTAACCGAGAACATGGTTGAGTATCGCCCAGAACACGAGCGTATGCTGTATAGCCTAGGACTCGCAGGATCAGCGTTTAAGAAGGTTTATTTTGATCCTAACATAGGTAGGCAAACAGCTATCTATATCCCAGCAGAAGACGTTATTGTGCCTTATGGGTGTTCTAACATTGAGTCCGCAGAACGCGTCACTCATGTCATGCGTAAGACTAAGAACGACATTGCAAAACTACAGGTAAGTGGTTTTTATTCCGGTATTGAACTGGGCGACCCTGTAGCATTCCACACTGATATTGAGAAACGTAAAGCCGAAGAAGGTGGTTATTCAATCACTGACGATGAGCGATATACTATATATGAGATCCATGCCGACCTTATAATAGAAGGTGTTGATGACGAAGATGGTATCGCTAGACCTTATATAGTAACTATTGAGCGTGGAACCGAAGAAGTACTCGCTATACGTAGGAACTGGGACGAGGAAGATAAGCTAACATTGAAGCGTCAACACTTCGTACATTACGTATACGTGCCCGGATTTGGCTTCTACGGCCTTGGACTGATCCACATCATTGGTGGTTATGCTAGAGCGGGAACATCCATCATACGGCAGCTAGTGGACGCGGGTACCCTATCTAATCTTCCGGGGGGTCTAAAGGCTCGTGGGCTACGGATTAAAGGGGATGACACCCCCATAGAACCGGGCGAATGGAAGGATGTAGATGTACCATCAGGTAGCATTAGAGAGAACATAATGCCCCTTCCTTATAAGGAGCCTAGCCAAACCCTGCTAGCGTTGCTTAATCAGATTACTACTGAAGGCCGTCGTTTAGGTGCTATTGCCGATATGGATGTATCTGACATGTCAGCTAATGCCCCTGTAGGCACCACCCTAGCATTACTAGAGCGTACGTTGAAACCTATGGCTGCGGTAATGGCCCGTGTTCACTATGCTATGAAGTTAGAGTTTAAGATGCTCAAGGCTATCATGGCCGAGGAAGCCCCTGAAGAGTACGCTTATCAGCCTAATAGAGGGGAAGTATCGGCACGGCGGTCAGACTACGCTATGGTCGATGTAATCCCTGTAAGCGACCCTAACAGCGCGACAATGGCTCAACGAGTAGTACAGTATCAAGCAGTGCTACAGATGTCACAACAGGCACCACAGATATACAACCTACCTCAATTACATAGACAGATGATTGAAGTGCTCGGCGTTAAAAACGCTGACAAACTAGTACCTACGGAAGATGATGTGAACCCTACAGATCCCGTAAGCGAAAACATGAACGCGCTAACTGGCACCCCCATAAAAGCGTTTATCTATCAAGATCACGAAGCTCATATCGCGGCTCACCAGTCGTTTATGAAAGATCCTATGATTGCTCAATCTATTGGGCAGAACCCGCAGGCTCAACAGATCATGGCAGCTCTCAACGCCCACATCGCAGAGCACCTTGGGTTCAGATACCGCAAGCAGATGGAAGAGAAGCTGGGTGTTACTTTACCTGCACCTAATGAGAAGCTGTCGGAAGAGATCGAAGTGCAGTTGGCTCGACTCGTAGCCGAAGGTGGCAAGCAGCTCACAGCACAGCATGAGCAAGAAGCGGCCCAGAAACAAGCGCAGCAGCAACAACAAGACCCTGTATTCCAGTTACAGCAAGCGGAACTACAGGTTAAGCAAGGAGACATGCAGCGTAAGACCCAGAAAGATCAGTCAGATGCGCAGCTCAAACAAGCAGAACTTCAGCGAAAGACCCAGAAAGACCAAGCTGATGCGGCAATAGACATGCAACAAATTGAGATAGAGAAGCAAGCGTTGCAGATAGACGCCCAGAAAGCGGGTGCAAAACTAGCGGCTGATAGAAGAACAGCCAGCACTAAACTCGACCTTGACTTAATGAAAACTAAAAGCGAGGCTGCAAATAAACCCAAGGAATAGATATGGCTAATACCGTCTTTGACGTGCTAACAAAACAAATCGAGGATGCTACATCCTCCGCACAAGAGTTTCTTGAGAATGGTTCCGCTACAGATTATGCGAACTACCGAGAAGTAGTTGGTTTGATACGAGGTCTTCAAACTAGCTTATCTTACGTAAAAGACCTTTCGCGCAATTATATGGACGATGACAATGACTGATTTAACACCAGCCCCTGAAGTAACTGAAGAAGAGTTGGAACATCAAATTCCTACTCCCGTAGGATATCGAGTCTTAGTAGCCATGCCCGAAGTAGAAGATACCTACGGTGATAGTGGCATTATTAAGTCTAGTAAAGAAATACACCACGACTACATTATGTCAACTATTGGCGTAGTACTAGATATGGGTGCACAGGCGTATTCTGACAAAGAACGATTTACAACTGGCCCTTGGTGTAAAGTAGGAGATTATGTAATGTTCCGTGCCAATACAGGTACGCGGTTTAAAGTAGGTGGTGTTGAGTATCGTTTAATGAACGATGATTCAATTGAAGCGGTAGTTAACGATCCTCGTGGCGTTACACGAGTGTAAAGGAGTTAGTGATGGGATTTCAAAAAGTAGAGTTTTCATTTCCTGATGAAGAAAAAGACGATAAAGGCGGAGATATAGAAATAGAATCTTCCGGTGCTATCGAAATTGATCTGTCGGGAGAAGAAAAACCAGTTAAAGAAAAAAAAGTCAGTCAAGAGCAAGACGACGAAATTGATATTGAAGTCGTAGATGATACGCCAAAGGCAGATAGAAACCGTAAGGCTTCTAAACCGCCGGAAGACATTACGGATGAGGAGTTAGAAGACTACTCTGACAAAGTACGTAAGCGTATTCAGCACTTTAGCAAAGGTTACCATGATGAACGCCGCGCAAAAGAAGCCTCACAGCGCGAACGTCAGGAACTAGAAAGTTACGCTAAAACTCTTGTTGATGAGAACAACAAATTAAAAGGTAGTGTAGAGAAGAATCAAACAGCTCTACTAGAGCAGGCTAAGAAAAACTCAGCTATCGAGATCCTTTCTGCTAAACGCGCATATAAGAGAGCGTATGAAGCCGGAGACTCAGACAAACTACTGGATGCTCAAGAAAAACTAACGAACGCTAAGATAAAGGCAGATAAATTAGCCGATTTCAAAGCAGAGCCTTTACAAGAAGCAGAAGTTCCTGTACAAATACCTCAACAACAGTCTCAACCTGTAGTCGATACCAAAGCGTCCGAGTGGGCATCAGAAAATTCTTGGTTCGGTGATGATGATGAGATGACAGCTTATGCTATGGGTGTACACAGTAAGCTTGTTAAGCAAGGTGTGGATACCGAAAGCGATGAATACTACGAGAATATTAATGCTCGTATGCGGAAAACCTTCCCCGAAGAGTTTGGGGAAAATGAAGAAGAGCCAGAGGATAGGACAAGTAAACGGAAGTCAAATGTGGTTGCCCCCGCTACGCGGAGCACAGCACCCAAAAAGGTGCGATTAACGCAAACACAGGTAGCTATCGCTAAGAAACTTGGAGTACCACTGGAACTATACGCCAAAAAGGTTGCTGAAGAGATGAGGAAAATATAATGGCTGAGAACAGATTAAACCGTGAACTTGAAACTCGTGAAAAAACGACTCGTAAAAAATCTTGGAATAGGCCAGAAGTATTACCTTCCCCTACTCCAGAATCAGGATACGCGTTCCGCTGGATACGAGTAGCTATGCAGGGAACTGTTGATGCTACGAATGTTTCTTCTAAACTTCGTGAAGGATGGGAGCCAGTAAAGGCTACAGATCATCCAGAAATTACACTAGTCACAATCGAGAACGAACGATTTAAGGACAATGTAATTATTGGTGGCCTAATGCTTTGTAAAGCCCCCGTTGAACTAGTTGAAGAACGCACTGAATACTATGAGGGACAAACTAAAACTCAGATGGATTCAGTCGATAACAACTTGATGCGGGAGAATGATGCCCGTATGCCGCTATTTAATGAGCGGAAATCGAAAGTTACCTTTGGTAAGGGAACTTAACTTAATTTATAAAGGATAGATATTATGTCTTCTACAGACGCAGGATACGGGCTAGTCCCCGTAAGACGTCAGGACGGTACCCCTTATACGGGTGCTCAAGAGTCGTACTTGTTTGATCCCGCTGGGGTCGCACAAAACGTCGGGTATGGTTCAGTTGTTGAACTGCATACTGACGGTTACGTCAACATCGCTGCTGGTACAGGTGCTGATGCTGGCACTAATAACCTTGGTGGTAACACTA